CGATCACCGTGTGTAAGGCGGTCAGCCTCTTTTAAGATTTCCCCCCGGTTCATCTGTTTAAGCCTTTGGCTTTGTCATTGTCAGTTCGTGCTTAGGGTTAGCCCAAGCAATAACAACTGGCACGATTGCAAGCCAAATAGTATTGGCTGCGTGCTTCCAATCTGAGGCTGAGAAATCTAAAGGTGACTTTCCTAAAATAACAACTGCAGTGATTGCATTACCAACAAACCACTTTGCCCACATATCTAATACTTTTGAATTGAATTTCATTTTAGTCCTAACTTGGCGATCAACGCCGCCGCTTGAGGTGGGGTGACATTTACTTCAATGTGCATCCAATCGGGCTTGGCGCCTTTGTAGGTGCCGCCTGAGCGTAGCCCATATTTTGCACAAATTTCTAATACCTTTGCCTGTTGCTCAGGGGTAAAATTACCATCGGCATCACCTTGTGGATGACGAGATGGGAAGATGTCCACGGCGGTGCCACTCGCGTGGTTGGATAGGGTGCCATCGCCTCCACGAACATCGCGATAGGCGTAGCCTTGGACCTCGCCGGGTTCTAACTTTTCAACACTCTTGTGCCATTCCTTGCAAGCTGCAACCAATAAGGGTGCAACTGCCTTGGCACAACGAAGTTTGACGGGCTTCAATCCGCTGACAACGGTAAATACCGCAATGCCAATCTCGGCTTGATCCATAGATGCAGTCCAGCCATTTGCAGATTTAATCAATCTTGCGCCTCCGCTTCATCACTTCAACATCAATCTTAATTTGTTGCTGATTTTCTAGCAGTTCCTCGACCTTGTTAATGAGTCCTGTCTTGCCATCATTGTAAAGAGCATACTCAATGCGATTGAGTTTATCTTTAAGTTCCTCGGTGTGTTTTGCAATGGTGTGCTTGGCAATTATTCCAATCCCTGCCAATAAAGCTGCAATGACAAAGAAATATGAATAAACAATTGTGGCAACATCGGATGACATTTGGCGCCCTTTCGGGTTATGAGTTAGTGGTGTGTGCTTCTAGCGTGGCTTTCAAGACTGCAATTTCTTGGGCTTGATTGCCGATTGTCTCGCGTAAATACTTGAGGACTTCATTGATTTCTACTTCTTGCGACATTACTCCCCCTTGATTTGTGGTTCATTTGCATATAAAGCCTTGACTTGATCTTGTGCATCTTTTTCTGTCTCGTGGCAACCCATCACCGTTAGGTCAGAGTTTTTCACAACAGGATAACTTTTGCATCCGTATGAGCCTTTGAGTCCGATGTGATATGGCATTTACTTCCCCTCTAGTGCCTTAATTCTTGCATCTTGATCTTGAATAAGAGCTAATAACCCCGGAACAATGAAATCTGAACTCCAACGAGATGCCCGACCTTGCGAATCGTGATCTACTGCAACAGGATAGATTGCATCTAATTCTTCGGCAATAAAACCCGGAACTAAAATACCCGAACGCTCATCCTCGGTATCTAAATAATCATCACGGTATCTAAATGCTTTGATGGGTACTGTAAGCAATAACTTTGGATTTAATTGTTCAATAGTTGTTATATCAACAATATCTTTTTTGAATCGAATACTTGAACCCGATGCTGCTACTAAACGAGCAGTTGGGCTTGAAGCATCATTGATGCGAGCAGCTCCACCTGCTGTTGAAACTTGATAACCGGGATTGTAGATATATGAATTGACAGTCAAATTGTTGCTCATTGTAACGGCAGCGCCAAAAGTCATTGCGCCCTGCATATTGTTACCGCTTGTTGTAATTGAAAGCGAGTTAGAACCATCGGCAGCCAAAGATGATGTGGTGCTAGATACCTGAACACGAGGATATGCTGTACTACTTGGGGTTGAACCATAATGCATAAGAAGTGAACCGCTACCAATACTGCCTATCCAACCAGCATATGATCCACTGCTTTTGATTCCTAACGCATTATCTGAACCACTAAGGACAACAGAATTTCCGCCTGAACTTGTTTGAACAGTAAAACCTGTCAAAGTTCCTGCGCTTAATTTATCAACTGTAATAGTTCCCGCGGCAATTTGGGTTGCCGTAATGGTACCTGTTGCAATTTGAGATGCCGTGATAGTGCCAGCGGTAATGACCGAAGCATCCAGCGATGCTGCCTGAATTCGAGCTGCAGCAAGATAGCCTGTTGATATATTGCCAGCGTTAATATTTGAAACCGTAATAACTGAAGCATCAATTGATCCAGCGTTTAATTTATTGGCTGAGATGCTTGCAAGAGCGTTATTGCCAAGAGTATTTGCTACCCACGATGATCCATCCCATCGAGAAATCTTGTTATCATTAGCGGTGTCAAACCATAAATCGCCAATGGCAAATGTTCCTGAAGGTGTTGAACCTTGGCGATAAACTTTGTTCTTGCCATCTGCCGTTGATTGTGCCGCCGTTGCCGCCGATGCCGCTGCGGCAATCGCAGTATCCTGAACATCAACCCAAGCGGTGCCATTCCAATAATATTGACGATTTCCATTGGAGGTATCAAACCAAACATCACCTGTAACTAAACTGCCACTTGGCGCGGTTGATTGACGATAAATCTTATTTTTACCATTGACTGCAGTTTCAATTGGCGCAAGAGCTGAGGAAACAATACTTGAAACATCACCGTCATTTGGACGATAAGTAACCGTTTGTCCACCACTGTATTCATACTCGGTAGGGTCTGCCCAATACACATTGCCAGCCTGATCGGTAAGGGCAGTATTGGTGGCGTTTGCAATTGTAAATGTATTAGTTGCAACGCTTGAAATAGTGTAGGTGCCGTTATAGCCGTCAGGTGCAATTCCAGTAATAGTTACAATATCTCCAGCCGACAAAGTATGACCTGTAGCCGTGTAAATAGCCGTTGAAGATGTATAAGAGACCGCGGTAATGTCAAAACTTTTGAATGTAATATCTTCAGGTGTGATAGTTATCTGTGGCGATACTGGCATTGTGACCCCTTATGGAAGCGTGACTCTTGTGGCTGAAATTGGACTTGTGTAGTAAGTAGTGCGCCAAGAAGTTGCAGTAATTGAATGACGGAAACCTTCAATGACTAGATTAAAGATTAGATTTCGACCATCAACAGTTGTTCGCTTGACAATACAAAGGTCTTGAATTTCAGTTTCAAGAAAATCAGGATATAAAGAACCAAGTGCTAAAGCATTAAAACTTACTCCTGCACACCAAGTCTTAGGGTTTTTTGTAAAAGTTGCATAATATTGAGCCAATTTGTTAGCCGTGGCAAGAGTCAAAATCTCTGTTTGAAATTCTTTAATTTTTAATCCGTATTTAGTTACAGATGGTGCATTTTTGAAAAGAATTTGAGGAACTTTGACATTCTTAGGCTTGAAATTGACAAGAGCTGCATTGATGAAATTAAAGATACCGGGGTTTGTATCAATCTCATCATATTCAACAGTGTTTGCCACTTGTTGATCGTTAAATGTTAATTGAGTTGGACGAGAAAATTTATTGGTTAAATTCACAAAAGTTGCTTTGCCGTCACGAGACATATAAAAAGAACCTGCCTCGGCATCTTCGCACTGATAAATGAAATCCATAATAGGAACAGGCGCATTGGCGCTTCCCTGAGTAGTTGCAGCCAATTGAACTGAGCCTGTTAGATTGCGCCAACTGCTACCTGTACCCCATCCAGCATAGGTAAGCATTCGACCTACACGAGTTGAGGTTGTTTCGCCTGAAAAAGATGCGGTTTTTAATACGGGTGCTGAAAAACGCCCAAGGATTGAAATGCCATCAACAAAAGTCATTGTTGCGGTTGCATCAAATCCTGCATCCATTTTAGTTGTTTCAAGATAGCCAACATATAAAACATAAGATGTGCTTGCCCAAGTAGCAACCACACGAGCGCGAAGGTCAGCTCGAAGGGCGGTGACACCGCTTGAAACCCAAGGACCACTGAGATTGTCAGGGTCATAATTGCCTGAACGATTGTCTAAAACTGCAATCAATTGCCCTGCATCAATGCGTTGATCCGAACGAGTGCGACCACGGTAAATATCTAATGAGCGCAGATCGGTAGTTGGAACATCGGTATAAGAACCATTGAAAAAGAATTGAATCTTTATCGTTGGTGCATTAGTGCCGTCAAATGCTGGCATTGTTTATACCCCCAAAACTGCTGGACTGATACCCTTACGGCGCAGCAATTGTGCCATATCATTACGAACACGAAGCGATAATTCTTTTTCTGTTACAACTGAACCTTGGATGTAATTGATGATCGTCACACCTAAGCCACCCTTGCCAAGTGGCACAATGGCTTCAGGTCCGGCTTCGCCAATCATTCCAATTGTAGGTCGTCTAACTATGCCACCTGAAGCAAACTTAGGAATACCCGGCAATGGCATTGATCCGAGTGTTGCAGAATTGAATGGTTTAGTTTGTGTTGGATTTAAGATAGTACCCTTTTTGCCCAAATCAGGTGTGATATTGCGATTCTTGTAAGCATTGTATGCAAAGTATCCAAGAGCTGCTAAACCGCCCACAACTGCAACACCTGCAAAGAATGGCGCCCACGCTGCACTAATAGCAGCACCGCCTGTAGCCCCTGCAGCGCCAGCGGCAGCGGCAGCCTCACCGACACCTACAATGGCACCGATCAATTTAGCGGCTTGGAATAATTTGTAAGCGGCATTGATTGCCTTAATACCTATGGCAACACTTGCAAGGGCAATGCCCCAACCCTTGATTGCATCTTTATTTCTTTCAACAAATGGTTCAACTTTGACAAGGAAATCAACTAAATCATTCAAATAAGGCAGCAATAAACCACCAAGTGTTTCCTGCACATTATTCATTGCAAGCTTGAATTGTTCTAACTTAAATGAACTTGTGCCACTTACTGCTGCAATTGATCCAGTAAAACTAACGCCCAAGCGCCCTAAGTATGAATCAAGGCTTTCTGTAGCCTTCTTTGTAGCTCCCATACTCTTGGTGACGGTAACAATCTGACCGTTCATCACCTTCAGGCTTGAAGTATATTGCTTGTTTCCGCCTGTTGTCTTTGGTGCAATTTTGGTTAAATTAGTAAGTGCTTTGAACTGACCGCGACTTGCTTTTGCCATTGCATCGGTAACTTCACCAACATCTACACCTTGCTTTTGTGCAATCTCTAAAGCAAGAGTAAGCATCTTTTGAGACTTAGTTACATCTCCAGTTGATCGAACAAGGGTGTCAAATGCAGGACGAATTTTGTCATCGGCAACTGTTGAAAACATCTCAGATTTCTTAATGAATTTCTCAACATTGAGAATCTGTAATTCAGATGCACCTGCAACTGTCTTTAATGTATTTGCAAGGCTGATTGCACCTTTTTCATCATCTGCTGCAGCCTTGGCAAACTTAACAGCGGCAGCACCTAACCCAATCAATAAAATGGATGACTTACGGCTTGCACTCTCTAAGACATTTGAGGTTGCAAAGGTGTTCTTTTTGATGCCATCTAAAGTGCGGTTGAGTGAGACATCGCGCCCGAAGAAGCTAACCGTTAAGGATTTGTTCTGCGCCACCTATTGCCTCATTTCATCAATTTGTTTTTGCAAACCTTGTTGTTGTTTTTCTGCTACCGCTAAAAGACCAAGCATTGTTGTTGCTTCAATTTGCCAAACATTAAGAGGCGTGATGCCGGGATAAGTTTGGCAGATCAGAGCAAGATTCTTATTTATTCGGTCTCGGTAGCGACTTCTTTTGGGTCAATATCTTCTTCTCCTTCAAAGGCAATATCTCCTGCAGCGGTATCCTTGAGGACATCTGCAATTGATACGACCTCGCCTGAACGAGTGCGACAAACCCACGCTAGAGAATACAAAGCCTTTGCCAAGGTGTAACCCTTGGGTGCCTTGTCAGGATTTTCTAACGCGTTAAACAATCTCAAACCATCTACTTCAAAATGATCTTCAATTGCCATTAGTTCTTCACCGAGAAGCTGAGGTGTACCGTTCTCACCCGGTGCTACATACTTTGTACCTTTTATGCTGATTGGCATTTATTCCCCCTGTTGTTGTTTGTATATTTTTGTATTGGTTAAAACGCTCAAGCCATCTTCAACTGCAAGTGCTAAAGCATTATAGACAATATCAACATTTCGTGGCTTGTAAGCCGTTACTGCTAAGTATGGATGTGCTTCTTGATCTACCCAATTTTTCTTGTTGCCAAAAACAGGGTGTCTCCATCTGCGCTTGCGACCTTCAAGATAGTAAGGCAAGGTGCGGGGTCTGCCCGAGATTGCCATAAAGTCAGTTGTTGAAACTCTTATCTGCAAGACACCGCCCTTGCCGGTTCCGTTAAATCGAGACTTAACAGAACTGGCAACGGCACGGCGCAAACTAAATAGATTTTCATATCCTTGTTGAGTTTTGCCTGATTCTACCTTTGATGGCAAAGATAATGCAGCTTGCTTGATGTCTGCCACAATAGGTTTTGCAGCAACATTCAAACGCTTTCGCATTGATTTTTGAATCTCAGGACTGACGGCACCAATTGACTTATAGAACGAGATGAACTCTGAGCGATCAATCATTGGTGCGGTCATTGGCAAACCTCAATTATGCAACAGGTGTATAGACGATTGTAAGTGGCTGATCTGTTCCGTTGTCGTATGCTTGGAATGTAAAGTTGATGTCAATAACTTCAGGACCGCCTACTTGTGGCGCCTCTCCATCAAATTTAACCGCTGGCAAGGTAATAGATAGGACTGAAGAACTTGGACCTGAAAAGGTTAAGACAAGTGCTGCAGATGTATCTGCTAAGAACTTTGCAAGCAATGTTGTGTCTGTAAATTCTGCAGTAAGGCTGCCAGTGATTGCACGGAAACCATTGATAATCTGTTCAGCCTTGATACCTGCAGAACCTAGATTAAAACGATCAGTTTTCAATACATTATCAACAGACAAGGTGAAGTCCTTGATGTTAGCAACAGATGAACCATCAACAGTTATTGCACCTTGAGCAAAGTGAAAAACTGAGTTATTAGATGGGAACGATGCAGTTGCAAGCGATGTTGCGGTTGTAAAGGATGCTCCGTCAATAGTAAAGCGACCTGTTGCAATTGCACTCTGAGCTGCTGAGATTTCAAAAGATGAAATCTTGCAACCGGCGATTGTCTTAGGCGTTACTGTGCCGCCGTATTGTGGAACGCCAACTTGGGCAGTAAATGACTTGCCATAGACATCGCCGAGGGTATAAGTACCGCTTGTTTGCACGGTTCCTCCCATTGCGTATGAAAGCAATAATCCTAAGCCCTTTGTTGGAAGGTCAAGGTTAATATCACCTGTTGCATCTGAAGTAGTAACTACACGGCGCCCTGAGCGAGCAACCTGACCACCTGCGCGAAGTCCTAAGCCAACTGAGATGTTCTTGTTGTAGTTAATGCTTTCATTGGTGAACTCGTAAAAGGTCGAAACCGTTACGGGTGTGTTAAATGTTGATTCTGTTGCGATTCCAAGTTGGGAACCAATACCTGAACCGATAGCCATCTTTATTCTCCTATTTCAGTTGTTGCAGGGGTTACTGAGGCTGCGGCTTTGTCGGCTGCTGCCCAGTTGTCGGTCTGTGCTAAAAGTGATGCTGCAGCCTCATCGCTTACTTCAATGATTGCCCCCGCCTTCACTTCAATATCAAGGCTAGGAATAATGAGATCGCCTAGCGGTGAAACATTCTTAATTTTTGCCATTTTTTCTCCTTATGTCCTTGCCTTGTAATAAATGGTGAAAACGATTTTTACTTCAGCTCCGGATGTTGTTTGATTGTAACTCAGGGTTTGACTATCCAACCCTGAAAAAAGAACTGTTCCACTAAATGATGGATCGGCTCTAATAACTGTATCAACTGCCGAAATGTATTGCCGTGCTTGTGTGCGAAGGCTTGAAATATTGGTATCGCCATTCCAAACATCTAGCACACAATTGACATAACCTTCTTCAAACATTGACTTGGCGCCAAGTTGCTTATATTCATTCTTTGCATTAAAAGCCACAACTTCGCCATCTTCAGTTCCATCGTGACCTACTGCAAGCCAAGCGGATGGATCGGAAGAATCGATCTCAGGACCGTCAAAAATTCTTACATCTGACAAAGAGGCTGCAGCTTTGAAAGCGGCTACCATTGCATCAATAAAACCTTCGGCTGCTGAAGTTGCCATTTATGCCATACCCGGCAAACTCATCTGATCTAGCAACTCCATACAACGGCGTGGCAATGAATAGGTAGCGGTTGTATAGAAATCATCACCTGATTGGTTGCGACCTACAACTGCAGTTGGACCGCGTTGTGTCTGCCATAGGTGACGGATGATTTCAAGCACACCTTGCTTTCCTGCAGCGGGTGGATTGATAAATCCTGCAACATAGGAAATCTTGATGTTGTTGGCACCCGGCGCCCAAATTCCATAATAGTTAGGACCTGAGATTGAACCTGTAGTAATGCGGAAAATGCGCT